TTTGTTTCTAATAAAGATAAAGTCAAGATGATTTATTCATTAGAGGATTGCTTTAGAAAGTTTAGACCACGTTCTGGAATCAACAAAGCAAGTTTTTTAAACTCAAGATTTTTGCATAATACAAATATTGAAATGGCAAAAAGACCACGGTACTACATGGCAGANAAGAATGATCAGTTTAAGTACTGGACATCTTATAGAACTGANGGTAACCTAGAGCGTGGTATTGCAAACAAGTTGGTTAATGGATCACATTTTATTGAGGACGCAGCCCCTTATGTTGTTTANAATAATACTGTACCAGCAAACAGAGTTGTNGTTAAGATGCAAACAAATGTTGGCAGTGTAGACTTAGGCCCATTTAAAGGTTTATCTGGTTCAATTAGCGACCCCCTATATGGAGACACAAACAGGACAACTCCAGTAAACTGGAAGATTCAGTATCTAGATAATAATAACTGGGTAGACATGGTGTCATTTAATAGATCAAGCACAAGAAGAGATGGAACTGCTGTTATTAAGTCAGATGGCTACGTTGAACTTGCATACGGTCTTATTGTTCCAGAAAAATACAGAGATTACTTTATCAAGGCAGAAGAGTACAGCAATGTAAACTTCTTGCCAGAACAATCATTACAGGGATATGCATATCTAATTAAGGAAAATGATTTAGATATTGGAACCTACCATATCTGGTTTGATGGTGTGTATCAAACATTTACACCAACTTACGGCTGGTATCTAGAAGAAGAGACTGTTGGAAGATTAACCAACTTTGCAACAGATCTAACTTCTCCAATCAAATATACCAACACAGCAAACAACGCTACTGCTTATAGAGAGTTTTCATACCTACAAGGACTTCGTGTAGTTGTAGAGACAATGAACAAAGCAGATGCAACCTTTGACCTTATTGAACTATCCCCAAGACTTTGTGTTGACTTATCTGATAAGGTGTCTGATTTTTCTGTTACTAAAACTGCAGGGGATATAGGATCTAATGGACTTCCAGTAGGACAACTCTTAGCGTCAACAGGAAGCCTATCCATATTCGACTACGATTCAGCCTTTAATGAAAACAATGCGGATAGCATTATCTCAAAGTACGTGGCTAACAATATACAGATTAAGTTCTACGACATCATTGTTAATGTTGATGGATACGATTATTTTGTTCCAATTAAAACAATGTACTCAGAAGGATTCCCTCAGATTAGTGCAGCAAATAAGACAGTTCAACTTAGCCTAAGAGATATGTTCTTCTATCTAGAATCTTTAACTGCTCCACAAATGTTAGTTACAAGCGCTTCATTAAGTTATGCTGTTTCATTATTGTTGGACTCAATTGGTTTTTCAAATTATGTATTTAAGCGAACAGCACAAGAAGATGAGTTAATCATTCCATTCTTCTACATTGCTCCAGAAAAGAGTATTGCTGAAGTACTTAATGACCTAGCAGTTTCAAGTCAGACAGCAATGTTCTTTGATGAATATAATAACTTTGTAATGATGAGTAAGAAATATGTTATGCCGTCTGAGACTGACAGAGGCATTGATCTTACCTTGTATGGTTCAGATGATCAGCAGGATTCTGGGGTTAGAGAGAATGAATCAACCACAACTAATATTGCAAACATCTTAGAAGTGGCCTCGGAAGACAAAACGGTATTTAATGATGGCAAGATTACATATACAACAAGATATATACAGAAAACTTTTGGATCACTAAGACAAGCAAGCATGATTGATCAAGATAAGACCTGGATCTATAAGCCAGTCTTGTTGTGGGAAGTTGTTGGTTCAGAAAACACTAAGTCTGTTAATGGTCAGGTATCCTCACAGTCTAGTTATGTCCTTGGAGCAATTCCACTCAATTCATCACTATCAGGCAATGTCCCAAGCGTAGTAAATAATGTTGTTATAAATAACACGATGGATCTTGGTGAAGGTGTTTACTGGCTAACCAGAAACTCTGGATATTTTTATGCAAACTCCGAAATCATTAAGTATGATGCTGTTCAATACAATGTCGGTGGCGTAGGAAATGTTTGGATATCTAGTGCACAAGAATACGAAAACTACTTCTCTAAGATATCCTTTAACGGAAAGATTTATCCAACTGGCCTTATTAGGATTTATGCTGAACCAAACTACGAAGTGATTGACGGAATATTTAAGTATAAGAACGGTGCTGTTTCAAAACATGGTCGAGGACAATTTGGTACATCAGTTGTAGCACATACTGCTGGAGTTAATCCATACTGGTCAGACAACGCTAATGTGCGTGGCTGTGATATGAATGCTCAGTATCTTTTTAGCCTTAATAGTCAGTCAACTCAGTCAACTCCATATACAGTTGCAGCAGCAGGAGTAAGTAACGCCCTTGCACAAAAGTCAACACGTAGTGGTATTATTAAAAACTTCCTGTCTAGCACCTACATGACTGAGACTGCAGTAAATAATTTAAAGTCTACCCAGACTGGAACAATTCAGTCATCTGCATTGATCCTAGAAGGTCCTGCTTTTAGCACAACAGAATCCCCAATCAACTTTTTGTCTTATGTCTATAAGCCACTAACAAATAAGTTTAAGCACTTTGGAACAAGAATGCGTATTGTTGGAAAGATTGAAAACAATGAGACTCGTGGTCAAACTCCAATTGGAACTGGAACGTATTATGTTGTTACTGGATCACAGCCAAATCAAAACATTAACGTGGGCGGTGGCTCTGGTGGTCTAGCAGTAATGCTTAACCCAGAAACCAATAATGGATACTACTTTGAGATTGTAGCGCTTACAGAAAATAATATTAATGATTATACAAATGCTTCAGAAAATCTTCACAATATAATCTTTTATAAGATAGGTAAAGATCCTGGTTCTACAAAGGCAGTGCCTATTAAACTATGGGGTGGACTTTCAAATATTATTGTTGATGATGGCAAGTTCACTGGTCAGTACCGCATGGTTGGTGAGCAAAATCCAACGGTATATGATCTAGCAGTAGAATACCAAGACATAGGAAAGATCAGAAGATTCTATCTATACATAAACAACAAACTAATTACCAGTGTTGATGACACAAACCCATTGCCAGTTTATAACAACATGGCATTATTTACACGTGGAGCATCAAGATGTATGTTTGAAAATGTATACGCATTGACAAACAACTATAGCCAAAATACCGTATTTGCTCTTGATACACCAGTCATATCAGCAATTGAAGACTCTGAGATTAATGCCAATGAGTCATTTAGCAAGTATGCCATGAGTGGTGTTGTTCAGTCAACCTTCTTATCTGGTATCAGTCCTTCAGAGCCACCAAAGTACAATATGTATTTTGAAGAGTTTGGAACGATCATGAGAGAAGCAGCATACTTTAATGTTCGCTATGATAAGGCTTACCCAGCAATTTATGCAAAGATGTCTCCAACCTTTAACAGAATTAAGGGATACACAGTATCTGGATTTAAGGCTGGATCCTACGGTGCAGAATTCCTTATCTTTAATGCAACAGACACAGCATTAAGTTTAGATGAAACAACTGGAAACTATTTAAGAATCCAAGGAGTTACATTTACTCAGCAATCTCAAAATGAACTGAGTGTAGATTCTTACTTCTCAAAGAATAGTAACTTTGCTAATACAGAATTAAACAATACTGCATTTATAAAATCTCCGCTAAAGTCATCTCAGGACTATGAAGACATTAAGGTAAGCAGATTAACTTATGGCAAAAAGGATTTCTCTCTTGATACACCATACATACAGACNCAAGATGATGCAGAGAACTTAATGTCATGGGTAATCTCTAAGATATCAAAGCCACGTAAGTCTGTAGGAATAAAAGTNTTCAACTTGCCAATTTTGCAACTTGGAGATATAGTNAATATACATTATAAAGATTCAGATGGNGTAGATCAGGTTACTCCAACAACTACAAGATTCTTAGTATATAATATAAACTATTCAAAGAGTCAAGGGGGATCAGACATGACTGTTTATCTTAGTGAGGTTGCATAATGGTTGATGCTAATCCAAATATACCCGTAGTAGTCCCATCAAGTTCTAGCGATGGTGTAAAGATCGCAACCAAAGATATTGTTCTTTATAATGATGAGTCTACCCCTATTGAGGTAATGACTGACCTCATCTTTGAAAATATTGGTGGTCAAGAGATTATTAATATTGCTAGAAATGACATTATTAATGGGCAATCAGTTATTTACCAGCCTATTAAAAATCTTACAAGTATTAACTTTCAGTATAATCCACAAAATATTTTGGGCCTACAGGATACCTCAGAGGAGTATTTTAAGAAGTTTCCTATCAAACTTGAGAATACAATCCCAAATGTTGGGACAGGTCCAAATGGTGAGACGGTATATATTGAAGAGTCTACTGGCAATTTGATCGTAAACGTTATTAATCTAAACAAAGATGAGCAAGTGGAGATTGAAATTTTAAATTCTGGATCAATCTTTAGTGATACAATATATGAGGTGAATTAAATGATAACTAATACTGGCAAGGGAATTCTTGCAAAATACTTAATTGGTCAGGCACCAGCCTATGCATCATACATTGCTGTTGGCTGTGGGGCTACCCCAGTCGATACTGATGCGACCCTTGGAGATTACTCATCNAAAACCTCACTTGACTTTGAGATGTTTAGAGTACCGATTACTTCACGAGGGTANGTAAATGAAGATGGCGTATCAAAGGTAGTATTAACTGCAGAGTTACCAACAGAAGAAAGATATGAGATAACAGAAGTAGGCATCTANTCTGCTGGATCAAANCCTGCTGCTGGCTCTTATGACAGTAAGTCTATCTATGCTTTTACTCAGGATGAGAACTGGGAACACCANACAGCAGATGCTGCAACNGATGTCCCAATTATCTACCAGCCACTTGATGGAGATAACAACGATAACATTATTGATCAGCCGTACTCCGTATTTCAAACAAATGCTGACAATAGAATTTTTACAAATACACAAAGAATTAATAGATATGAAAGATGTAGATTCTTTAACAACACAGTAATGATGGCAGGAGATTCTGCGTCTTTGACTGTTGATGGAAATGGCAAACTAGTAGTTGGTGAAGGTTCCGAGCATATTCACTTAACTGGAGCGATCCTAGACTTTAACAAGAATGCACCAACAGATGCTCTTAAACTATCATTTGCTTTGGCTAGCAAGGATGGTCAGTCAACTGCAGTTCCAGATTCAGTTAGAATATTGCTGCAGTTTGCCTCTACAGATATTCATGGTACTGGAGAGTTTGCAAGATTTGAAGTTATCTTAGATGCTGAAGACTATGACTTTGCTACACAAAGATACTTTGTTGCTACCAAGCAATTACAGCAGTTGGTTAAAAGCACTGGATTCACATGGGCTAGCATTGATGTTGTTCAGATTTATTCTACTGTGATAGACAACGGTGTTCCATCATCAGACTTCTATGTATGCTTAGATGCAATCAGATTTGAAAATACTGGTACAACTAATCCATTATACGGTCTGACTGGCTATTCAGTAATTAAAAATAATGATGCACGAACAATTGTCAAGGCAGCAAATACAACGAACTACATTGAATTCAGATTCGCAATGGATGTTCAATAATGGCAGATGCAGGAATTAAAAAGGTTATTGTTCAAAAAAAGAACTTGCCCTCTATTTCTGGAACAAACAATAAGTATATAATTAGATATAGAATTGTTTCAGAAGACAGAAACAGAACCTCTCACTGGTCTCCACAGTATAAAGTTGGTGCTCCAGCAATTACAACAATCAATCATTCTATTTCTGTAGACTCTGTTGCCAATGTTATTAGACTAGTGTGGGATCAGGTTCAAGATATCTCAGCATATGATATTTATGTGAGGTGGGGTTCTGGATCATGGGAATATATTGGTCAGTCATCTACTAATACTTATAGTTGTTTAATTAAAGATTCAGCAACACAGGTAACATTTGCAGCACAAATACCAACATTTCCTAAAGGTAGATTTACGGCCTCTACACTTTTTCAGACGGTTTTAACAGATCTCTAGTGGTATAATAGAATAATGGCAAAGATACCGCTTCCCGAACGAGGACAACCACTTGATGTGTCCTACGTTTATCAACTAGCAAATGCAATCAATGAACTCTCCACACAGGTATCTCCAGCGACCTATAAGTATGTTAC